GAGCGAAGATGTAACCATCGTCGACCAACCGAGCGAAGTGGACGAAGCGAAGAACGCTCTCCTCCGCCAGCTCATGATCCTGGAGTTATCCTAATGAACATTGAACAACTAGAAGCACAGCGACAGTCTACTATCGCAGCTGCAAAAGAAGTCCTCATCAACGGCGGCGACATGTCCGAAGCTAATCGCTTGCATGCATCCGCAAAGTCTCTCTCTGAGCGCATCGACATGCTCCGCGAGTTCGGCAACGTGCCTGCTCCTGTAGCAGCTGAAGCTGCGCCAAAGTCTGAGCCATGGAAGTCCGGCAGTGTTGTCCGGAATCCATTCCCTGGACCAAAGGCTGAGGCTGATTACAAAGCATACGCATTCGGACAGTGGGTCCGTGGTACGGTCCTCGGCAATGCTTCCGCAGCCAAGTGGTGCAACGAGCATGGCGTCAAGTCGCAGACCGAAGGTGACAACGGCGCTGGTGGATATACGGTTCCTGAAATCGTTTCGAGCAGCCTGATCTGGCTTCGTAACGAGTACGGAATTGCACGTCGTTACAGCCGCATCTATCCGATGACTTCTGACATCCTCAACGTGCCAAACGCCTCCACTTCGACCACGACTTATTATCCTGGTGAAGCGACCGCCATCACTGCGTCGGACATCACCTTCACACAGGTCGCACTGACCGCGAAGAAACTCGCGATCTTGACCATCGTGTCCAAAGAGTTGAACGAAGACACCGTCATTGACTTCGGCGCAACATTGGCGCAGGACTTCGCATACGGCCTCGCGAACGCTGAGGATGCAGCTGCATTCCAGGGCGATGGTACAAGCACCTATGGTTCCATCACTGGAATCATGCCAAAGATCAAGGCACTCTCTGGAACCTATTCCAGCATTGCCTCGATGGTCGTTGGTGCTGCTGGTAGTAACAGTGCACTTTCGAGCTTCACGCTCGCGAACTTCCAGTCGATGGTCGCAAAGCTCCAGCCATATGCAAATCAGCCACGCTGGTACATGCATAAGCAAGTGTTTTATAACGGTGTCGCAGACAAGTTGATTGCACTCTCTGGAAACTCGATCCTGGACATCCAGAACGCCTATGGTCCTGAACCAACACTGTTCGGTATCCCGATCTCGTTCGTTCAGAACATGCCATCGGCACCAGCTGCATCTCGTGACATGGCAGTCCTCGGAGATCTCTCCAAGGGTGTCGCGTTCGGCGATCGTCGTGGCGTGAGCGTTGAGGTCAGTGATCAGGTCAAGTTCATCGAGGACGCGTTGACGTTCAAAGCGACTGAGAGATATGCTTTCAACGCATTCGACGTTGGCAATGTGACTGCAACCGTGGCCGATCAGGTCCCAGGTTCGCTCATCGTCCTTCAGTGCGCTGCCGCTGCATAATCAGTTAGGCACTCAGTCAAGGGGAGCGGGATACCATTCCCGTTCCCTTTTTGTTTTTAGGATGTAAACCATGCCACTCACTAGGACTCAAGCACTCGACCGTCTCGCGTGGATGGTCGCATCAGATCAGTATCCGTTCCTCGATTCGACTGCGCTCCAGCAGCTCGTGGACGATCACGCTCGCTGGACTGTCTGGACCGCATCCACAGCCTTCGTGGTTGGTGACATCATCATCCCGACCGTAGCGAATGGCAGACTCTACCAGTGCGTCATTGCAGGGACATCGAGCGCGACAGAACCGCAGTTTCCGCAGTGGACCAATACAACCGGCTACAGCGTCAATGATGGCAGTGGTGACCTCTTGTGGCAGGACATCGGCCCCGCCAACATTGAACGCTATGACATCCGCACAGCTGCGCGACAGGGCTGGATACGCAAAGCGTCCAGCATCACCCACCTCATTGATGTCAAGGATGGTCAGGTCGACGCTAAGATGGCCGTGCTCCGTGAGCACTGTCTCGACCAGGCTAAACGATTCTCACCGATGGTGTTCGTATGATTCCAGCAGCTTATTCCACAGCGCTCAAGAACGCGATCCAGGCGTATTCCTACGCTGACCGTGTCGCGATCTGGCGGACCGTCAATGCGGCGGATGGAATCGGTGGCGTCAGTCAGCACTGGATACAGGTCGCTGAGATTCGTGGCACGATATCGAACACCGGCGACACGGAGGGCATAGTCGGTGGCATGATCGAGCAGTCTGGCACATGGACCCTGACGTGCTCGCCTGACATCGAGGTCAAGGCCGATGACAGGATATACACCAGCGGGAATCCGCAGAACCTGGCGCCATACTACGAGTGCATCGGCAGCGACTATGGTCACACGAACGCAGTCAGTCAAACCATCGGACTACGCGCCAGGACAAACGGCTAACTGTATCCACTTCGTGGTGCAAGCTTGGACTCCATCGCACCATGATAAAGGTGAAGTTATTGATGGGGTGTATGTATGAGTCCTGAGATGTGGGTCCAAATCGGTATACAGGCGTTTATCACGACGATGTCAATCGGTGCCGCTTGGGTGGCATTGCAGGTCAGGTTGACGCGCCTGGAGACACAGGTGGCACACATCATCTCGACTCTCGATGGGCAACAGCAAGAAGTGCGCCGCATTGAACAACGACTCGGTAAACTCGAGAACAAGGTTTCCGCTTTGGAGGCGATCATACAAAGATGAACAGCATCAGTATCAAACGTTTAGTGGTCGTTGTGATCGTGGCTTTTGTAGCTGCTTTCACTTCCGTATTCGGCGATGGAGTCAGGACATCCGAAGCACACGACCTCAGCGAGCTGGGCGCAGTGCTTGCACTCTACGGCAGCAAGGCGGTAGCGGCTGGTGTCTCCGCTGCGGTAAGTAGTGTGCTGGCGTTCCTCACGATGCCGTTCAAGGGTACGGGAATCAATGCGCTGAAGGTGGGCAAATGAACTTTCAAAACTACCGCTTAGAGCCTAACCCGAACAGCCCCGGTGACTGGATTGTTTTTGGTGATATCTACGATAACAACGGAAACCTGCTCGGCACATTCGGTGAGAATGGCACTAGTGTATTCGGTTGGTGGGTGTTACAGGATGCACAGTTTCAACAGCAATACAGCAATCAATTTGCAGTGATTATGGCTCAAGAAATCGTGAATGGAACAGCCGAATAATGGCAACTTACTATGTGAGACCTGATGGCAATAATGCCAATGCTGGCACTGGCCCTTTAGTAAATCAAGCGTGGTCAACTGTAGCCTATGCTTTTGCTAATATGGCTTTACCAGATGCCGTAAATACTTTGTATATAGCCCCCGGCACATACAGGGAATCACCCACACTTAGCATAACTCCGAGTGTTTCAAATACTCTTGTTGTAAGTGGTGACCCTACAGCTGCTCAGTTTTCTGGTGTTGCTTCCGGACGAGTACGAATAACCGCTTTTACGAGTGATAACACAGGATTTTATGTGTCACCGGCTCCTACTTTGGTTTGTGATAATAAGACATATTTCACACTACAGAATCTTCATGTGGAGGGTTATCAACAAACGTCCGGTAGTGCTGTAGCTCATTTTATAAACTCAAAAAATTACACAGTTCAGAATTGCTTATTTTCGTTGTATCGGCGTGGTGCTAACTCAAACTGTGTGCTTGTAACTACAACAACCAATGCCGCGATAAACGCCACTTTTGATAAGTGTATTGTGTTCGGTGGCTATGCTTGTATAAACGTACAAGGCCCGACAACAGGCACTGCTTTTGATTTCAATGTATTAATCAAAGATTGTTATTTGATTAATGGTAGTTACAGTTCTCTGATTACTGGGCCTTCTGAGGCAACATCAGTCGGTAACGGTGTTTCTTTCTACAACAATATTTTAGAAGGATATTCCGGTTCGATTTATTTGCGAAGTAGCAACACTACTAATAAAACCTTGTTTTATAACAATGCGTTAGCATCGTTCTTTGGGACAGGCATCAACTCATCTGCTAATACAGTGACTGAAGATTACAATCGTTTTAGTTGCACTGTTGACCGCAATGGCCCTGCGAGTGGTGCAAATTCGCAACAAGGTGTATTCGGTTATGATTTAGACTATAGCCGACTAGTCAATCTGTACACGTTAGATTATTTCGGAGCGTACAGCGGGAGCATTGTACAAAGCACAGGCACACCGACAAATGCTCCAACCGTAGATATATTCGGACAGACGTGGATAGGTGCATATCCAGATGTTGGCGCAGCAACTTTTAAAATAACTTCTGGTGTGGGTGCATACATCCCAACAGAGAGAAACGCTTCAGCGATTACAATCGCTCCCGGAAGTACCTCCCAAAGCATCGAGCTCTACCTCGGTGCTACTGGGCTAACCTTTGCTACCTCTGGTCTAGCGGCATACTACGTTAGGAACCAGAGCGCTCCGGTGGCTATCACGCTGGTCACGCAGACACCTACAGGCGCGTGGTCATCTGGTGGCTTTGCTGAGATAAGCTCAAGCCTAGTGCCGGGCG